AAAGACGGAGACGATTTACAATGTGTGAAGGATAACGCAAGATACATAAATTACTAAAAATAATAATATTTTATATAATTATATAAATGACTACAACATATAATTATATTTTCAATAACTTATCCAGAATTGGCGAAGATAGTTGTGCTACCACTGCTAGAGATACGCAAAATAGCAATATTGGATCTTATAATACGACCAACTATTTTTTGGCTGAATGTGGTATGAAAAAACCAATTTCTTTCGCGACAAAACAACCAGGTATTTTTTACAACGGTGGACCAGGCAATTCTTTAACTGGCGCAGGAGGTTGCAACGTGGATAGCGATTCCAATTTAAAAATTGGTTCTGTCCAAACTCACCCAAAATGCAAAATTAGTTTATACCAAAGACCGTTCGCAACAGTTCCTTATTTAGGAAGAGGGCCTCCTAGACCTGTTCTGGAATCCAAAATTCAGCAGGGGACTATGATACAAGATTTAAAGAGCAGTAAAACGATTATGGAAAAATCTTTCGGTGCTTATTCCCAAACACCACTTATCCCTGCCGTAGCAGCAACTATTCAAAACCCTGCTAATTTAGTAGAAGGAGTCGCCCACGAAGGCTGGATCCGTGGCGGTCTTCCCAGTCGCGATATTTCACGCGACCAAGATTATTTACAAAGACAATAAGTAATTAAAGAAGATTGAATAATTATTATAATGTATAATTATTCACTCAAATTGAAATATAGAAACGAAAACGAGACAGACGAAACATTTCAAAAGGAATTTTTGGATGTTTTGAATATTAAAACATTTGATTATGAAATCGTAAAAAAATCAATGAATGAACTATATACAATACACAAAGAATCTTTTAGTAATTGTATTAAACTTATACAAAAAAATAATAAATATCCATTTACTCTTAGTGATATAATGGCTTTTCAAATTTTGTTTTCATGGCATAATTTTTTTGAAACACATCAAATTTTAGGAAAACTAAAAGAAAATACAACACAAATTAATCCAGCCAACAACGAGTTATTGACGCATTTACAAAAATGTTTTGAATAATATTCTCTCTACTTGATATATATAAAATGGCTTCAACAAGACTTAATAATTCAAAAGGTTGGTATTGTCACCAACAATCCGCAAAACAAAAAACATACCGTCACGAAATGTGGAAATATAAATGCATATCAAAAAACAGTGCCTTTCCAGGTGTAGGTGTTAATATGCCCATGATGACGAATGGATACAATAATGGTATATTATCTGAAAACGCCTCTGATATTGAAAGTTGTTTATTTGGAATTGGTTCAACAAATTTAGTAAAGCAAAAAGCTCCAATAGAAGTAGTAATCAATAAAATGCCTACTGCTACTTTTTTCACCCGACCCGATATTATAATGCCCAATCCTTTGGTAATAGAAAAATGCCAACGAGCAAAAGGTCCTTTTTGTTAATAAAATAATATTAAAATTCAAATTTAATATTAATATAAAAATTATAAGCCAATTTGAACAGTCCATTCGCCCTCGGTTAAAACAAATCCAGGGGCTTCCCAATAAAATGTTTTATACTTTCCTGTATTGATTTTGGGGAACATATTAGGATTTCCAGATATATCAACCCAACCAATTTGTGGTTTGTTCCAATAAACAGGATTTGTAGCTTGGTCTGCTGGTATCGAAGCCGGGTCGTAAACCGCCAAATCACCAAATAAAAATTTATATTTTTGTTTTCCTTTTGATAAAATCAAACATTTGAAACTACTCCCTCCCCACATATCACCAGAAAATGTAATTGATAATTTCCTTTTTTCGGTTGATGTACCATCAGGGTTGCCGTAAAAACAGATACCTTCGATTGTGGTCCCTTCGCATGTTGTTTTATTTGATAATGAACCCATTGGTTTATAGTTTAATGTTGGTGACAAATCAGTGCCTGAAGGTTCTGTTACAACTAAACTTAAATTGTTATAACCAGTAACCATATTGGTAGGAGTCGTCGGTGGATTTTCTAGCGGAGAAATGGCTCCGAATGGACCCATTGAATAACTTGAATCGTAAATTGTACCAGATGGCGCAATAATTACTTTATTTTTTTTTGATACATTCATAATACCCTTATAACATATACATTTTGAACTTAATGTCGAAAATGCCTGGGATTTTGTGGCGGCGGTGCTAATGCCTTCGCCGGTTAGTGAATAATCGCAACAGCCAGTAGATGGGGTTTTGTCACAACATTTCAATCCGTCTAATTTATTTAATCGATCTATATAATCGCAATTTTTGATATTTGATTTAGAAAGTTTCCTATCTTTTTGTTCGCTTTTTATTTTTTTTATACGCTGGTAGCTTTCAAAATTAGTGTGTTTTTCAATTGTTTTGAAATTCATTTTGTACATCTTATAGTATATTTAGAAAATTTATATTTATTTTTAAAAATATAATCAAAGTATATATTAATGTCTTTTACCCGATTTGATTATGATAATTGTAGAGTTGAAAAAAAGTTGCAAGAGATGACTGGAACAGGAAGATACATGTTAAATACACCTGGACCAGGTTGCAATACTTGTTATATTGAAGACCCGCAAATGAGGTTGCAAAAATGGGGCGCCAATCTCCGCCATGTGGATGGTGGGGCTGTTATTGATATAGATAGCGACTTGATAGGTTTAACACGAAAACTTACAAAGGATTGTCACCCTTCAAAAAATATTGTGAAATCAGAAAGAGTGTATTATCCTAAATGTAAAAAAACATTTACACAGCAATCAAGAACTACACACCCAGCGTGGATGTATAAAGATTTAGAACAAAATAATCGCTACCCATTATTCTTAAATCCACAGGAAAATGTCTGTATACCATTTCATAATAACCTAAGCACTAGACTTTTAGAAAGAGATAATCATGTTCCAGAAGTAGCATGTTTAAATATGAATTAAAACAAAATATTTTTAAATGTTTAAGAAAATATGTTGTATTATATATAATGGCTGAAATCGCAATTCCAATGCTTGCTTTAGGATCGATGTATATATTAGCAAATCAAAACCAAAGGAAATCTGAGAATTATGAAAATTTAAACAACAAGCCTGTTCCAGAAGGTAGAGTTCCCAAAGGTGTCCCTGTAAATCCAGTACAAAACTATCCTGTCCAAAAATACAAACAATTGGGCGAAAATACTAGTTATTATCCTTCACCAAATGCTGCTACAGACAGATATTTCCAACAAGACTCGTTTGAAAAATCCATCGAAAATGAAAAAACAACTTCACTAGCACACGAAATGCCGTTTTCGTCTCTTACAGGAGATAAAGTACAAAAAAAAGATATAAAATTCAATAATATGGTTCCTTTTTTTGGTGCTAAAATAACGGGGGGCACTTTTGATTACGGGAGAGGGACTTCCGCAATTTTAGATCTCAAATCGGGTGCCGGGACTCAGTTTATTGAAAAAAAAGCACAGGCTCCATTATTCAAACCAGTCGCAAATATGGGGTGGTCGCATGGTGCTCCTAATATGAGTGATTTTTACCAATCACGCATGAATCCATCTAAAAATATTTCCAACAATAAACCATGGGAAGAAATTAGAGTAGGACCTGGTTTAAACAAAGGATATAGCGCCGAAGGAACAAATGGCTTTAATGCTGGTATGATGGCTCGGGAAGAATGGTTGCCCAAAACTGTCGACCAATTAAGAAATACAACAAATCCCAAAGTTACGTATGGTCTAGCAGGACACGAGGGTCCAGGTAATTCTGTTATTAAAAAGGCTGGTTTAGAAGGTAAAATGGAAAAACACAAACCAGATACATTTTATGTAAACTCGCCAGACAGATGGTTTACCACGGGGGGACAGGAAAAAGCACAAACTGCTCGTTCAGAGCAACCCATGCAACCAGTCAATAGACCATTTACCACAAGAGAATATTTCGGAACTGGTGGAGGCGATGTAAATGGGTCAGAAGGCACAAGAACTAACTCGAATTACACACCTTCCAGAAAGCCAACATTAGAAGGTCCCGTGAAATACCCGGGTGCGGCTTCTATAGCCGGTGGTGGGGCAAATTCAGACAATGATTATGGAAAAAACGGCTACAAAGTTTTACCGAATGCTAGGTCCACAACAGGTCATAGAGAACAACTGGGTATTGTAGGTGGATTAATGAAAGCGGCCATGGCTCCTATTATGGATGTATTGAGACCTTCTAGAAAAGAAAATGTGGTGGGAAATCTTCGTCCAAATGGAAACGTCCAAGGTGCTTATGGTGTTGATAAACCAGTTGTATGGAACCCAGCCGATAGAACAAGAACAACTATTAAAGAACAAACAATTATCAATAAATATCAAGCTGCTCCAACATTTAATAGCGGTGGTGGTTATGAAACCAATGAATATCAACCTATTCAAAACCAAAGACAAACCACCAATTGTGTAGCAATGGGCGGGGCAGGGGCTACACCTTGGTCTCAAAAAGCAATGTCGCATGAAGCAGCTAGAAACGCGCATCTAAATCCCAACAGAGAAGTAATTTCAAAATCTCGAGCAAACGGGGGCAATATGAATATATTTAACAGCAATATGAATATCAAAAGTTCCAAAATAGGTAATATGCATTCATCTCAGGGAATAGCGAATATGCCAAAACAAACATCTAATATGAGCAATATAGGCAGCATGGGACATCGTAACAACAGGGAATCAATGATAGAAATGAAAAGAACCCAGGGCAATTTACTCAAAGCCTTTAATGAAAATCCATTTACACATTCTCTTTCAAGTGTAGCATAAAATTATAAAAATTTAATATTTATTTATCAAATTTTTAATTAAACACTTTATGAGTTTTAATACTAATTATGAATAAAATAAATATACATGAATCGGTAAAAATGAAATTAAAAAATTTTATTGTGAACAATAAAATACCGCATATTATTTTCCATGGTCCATCGGGTTCAGGTAAACGACATATTTTAAATTACTTTATTAATGAGATATACAACGATATTATTCAAATTAAAAAATATGTGAAATTTGTAAATTGTGCCCACGGAAAGGGGATTAGATTTATTAGAGACGAGTTAAAATTTTTCGCAAAAACAAATATTAACAACAAAGGTGGTAAGGTTTTCAAAAGCATTGTATTGTTTAATGCAGATAAATTAACAATTGACGCACAATCTGCGTTAAGAAGATGTATAGAACAATTTTCTCATACAACGCGTTTTTTTATAATTGTTGAAGAACAAAGTAAGCTATTAAAACCAATATTATCACGGTTCTGCAATATTTATATACCAATGTGTGTTATTAATAATGAAACACGGAGTTTGCATTTTTATAAAAATGATAGATTATTACCAAATACCGAACCATTCTTTATCAAAAGAAGAAAATGGTTGAAAGAAAAATTAGAAAATCAAAAAAACTATAATAATATTAAGAAATGTTGCAAATTTTCAGAAACTTTATACCAAAAAGGTTATAGCTGTTTGGATATTATGGATATTTTTGAAAAAGATACTATTTTAAATATTGAAAATAAAAACATACTGTTGATTTATTTTGATAAGATTAGAAAAGAATTTAGAAATGAAAAGCAAATTATGTTTTTTATTATCAATTATTCGCTCATGCGGAAAAACCTATGTTTAGAAAATATATATAATTTGTAAATGGACGATTATAATATTTCTGCTATCTCAGAAGCCAAAAATGAATACTCGGCTAGATTAGTAAATATAATTACACCTATTGTTATTGAAGGTATAAAATCTATTTTCAAAGAGGCATTGGAGTTGTGTATTGTAAATGAAGAAAAAGAAAAATATTTAATGACTTTTCAAAATTTTTTAACAAGGGTCCCAAAATGGAATCAATCTATTATAGATTCCGAGTCTGAAAGGATTATCAATAAAAGCGGCTGTTCTTATTTAGAAGATTTAATCTCTTGTGTTCATATTTCACAATTAAAGATTTTAACAAGTATTCGGGTATCAAGTAAACAGAAAAAAGTCGAGATTGATATACCAAAAGTTAATGATTTTATTCATAAAATATACATTAAATTTGCTAGAAAATTATATTCCAATGTATATCTTTTTGAAACCACCATTCCAGCATTACAAATTCAAAAAAACAATCGCGAATGTGAATTAATTTGTAAAGAAAGTATTTTAAATGTTATTAGAGAGAATATACCTGTTGATAAAATTTTAAGAGCATATATTGACGAAACAGAAGAAGAAGAAGTTATTAATGAGACAACCCTTCAAGAAACGGTTGAACCAGTTGAATCGCCCAAAAAAATAGAAGAAATTCCCGTAAAATTAGAAACACCAGTGGTTGATACAGTAAAAGCAACAAATGAACCGTTTGCAACAATAAATAAATCAGATACTTTGAAAAATATACCACCCGTCTCTCAGGCTCCCTCGATTGCTCCTATAAATACCTCAATAACCAATCCAACTAATTCCATGACTAATCATATTGTGGATGTTCCAAAAAATTTACAATTAAAAATATTTACTAATCCCGTTTCGCCAAAAACAACAAATAGAATTTCATTTTCAGACACCGACAAGGTAAAAGAATATAATCCATCGTCTACGCCAAAAAAATCAAATAATGTCGCTGTTAATAATATTATCGCTCCAAAAACGATTAAACGATTGGAAGAAATAAGTGTTGAAAGAAACAAACAAAGAAAATTAGAAGAAGAAGAAGAAGACGATGGTGAGAAATTGAAAATTTCTGATTTAGGTCCTAGTTTGAAATTAGATACATTGGATATTCAAAGTTTACCAACATTAAAAAGTCCCATTAAATCTCCCAAAAAAAATTCAAATATTAATTTATTGAACATTGAAACATTAAATTAACTCGGTAAAATTTTGATATAATTATTCAAATAAATATAAATGGTGAATTCTATATTTATTTCAGCGTTAGTGATTTCAATCGTATATATTTTGTTTAAATTTTTAGAGATGCGATTAATTTTAAAAGAGAGTAAACCCTTAAAATTTATGTTGAGGGATGGTATTTTAGTATATTTCAGTGTAATAATTGGTTATTTTGTTATTCAGCAAATGGAACCATTACAGTCCATTAGTGGACCTATAGCAGTTTTTACTGACTCTCCTGATTTTTGACTGGAGTATTGATATATGAAGGTAGTTTGTCAACATTCAATATGTTTGTTTTTTTATTAATCTTTTTCTTAGAAGTTATAAACTTGTTAAATAATACGTTTTTAATTTCAGTATGCGGAATGTGGTTATGAACCGTTCTAGCAATCATTTTATATAATTTGAAATCTGGATATCTTTCATCACCGTTTGTTTTATACAAAATATTTCTATTTTTATCATCAGTACACCATTTAACAACTAATTTTGCTACCGGATCCATTGTTTTTTTTTGTTCTTTTAAATCGTCAATAAAATAATCAAACAAAGAACATGCCAATCTACATAAATCAAAACTTTTATTTGGCTCCAATCGTGGTTTATTTTGATCTAAAAATGGTTCACAATTGTATTGCGTTGCAGCATCGCCGTTTTTATGGAAACTATCACTGCACATGCGTTTCCCTTTAAATTTATATATGGATCTTCCAAAATCTATCAGCTTCCATATTTTACCGTATGTTGGAACTTTATAATGGGTATTGTCGTATTTATAATACAAATACTGTTTGTCTGTTTTTTTAAACATTATATTATTAGTGTGTAAATCATTGTGTGTAAAATCAAACATATCTTGGTAAATAATCAATGTTATTATTATTTGAAATAAACAGGAACTCCATTCGCGATCATTCAATTCCATATCTTTATTTAAACAAGAATCCAAAGTGTTATCCAAATCTTCCAATGCGATTATCTGAACTGGGAAATCATATATTATGGCCTCCACGTTTTCATCGTCTTCTTCGTCGTAAGAAAGTTCGCTTCCACTCTCGCTACCTCTCTCGCTTCCACTCTCGGAATTTTCATGAGATGTATGCGAAGAATTTGAAGAACATTCGGACGATTTACTTGATTTTACCGATAATTTTTTAGCATTTTCAGGATTATGTTTATATTCATAAATACAATTTGTAGAAATATCACTAATATTTGATGTTTTTATGCATTGGTCAAACACATCGTCAAAATCTAAACAGCTAATTTCATCCAAATTTAAAATAATATTATTATTATTTGATATATTTATTTTTTTCAAATTATTTCTAGTTGAGTTACTGCATATTAAATCATCAATGTTTTCCAATTTAAATAATTTGTTACAGTTTTCAGCGAAATAAGAACTTTCGGTTAAATACTCCAAATCATCAAAAATATTTATTGAAAAGTTCCCTTTTATAGCCAAAAACGAACCATAAAAATCTATACAATGTAAAACCTTGTGTTTATACAATACTTTGCTCGAAAGATACGAAAAGAACGAGTCTACATAAGCAGTATTGTTAATGTTTAAAAGTTTTTTGTTGCAATCATTGTTTTCAAGTTTAGGAAGCGATTTAAAATTTTCCAACTTCATTTTTTGATATTTTCCACACATAAACTTCACTGGGTCTAATAATGGAGAAAATTTAAAAAATGAAAGTTTTTTGATCGCCCTGTTTCCGTTATTAAGTTTGCACATATACTTGTTTTTTTGTATTTCAGCGTCGACTGTTTCAATATGAAATTCTTGATTTAGATTTATTTTGTTGTAATTCTGAATTGATAAATTAAAAAAATTTTTATACAATGGAATGTAATTTTGAGGACTATTAATGTCATTAGTTTCTAAAGTTTTAAACAAGTCAGTGTTATTTAATTTTTTATAGCCTATTTCTAACATTAGTTTTTAATGATATTTATTTATATACATTTAAACTAATAATTGTTGAATTACTTTAGTTGATAATGCGTATATAGCATTTATTTATAATATTCATATTTTTTATTATGAATTTAGAATTAAAAAAATTTGACATGAAAAATATTACGTTTGATGCTACAAAAGCTTCTGGTCCAGTTATTGTGTTAATCGGAAGGAGAGACACGGGGAAAAGTTTTTTAGTTAGAGATTTATTGTATTATCATCAAGATATTCCCATTGGAACTGTTATTTCTGGAACAGAAGCGGGAAATGGTTTTTATGGTAAATTGGTTCCAAAATTATTCATTCACGATGAATATAATACCGTTATTATTGAAAAAATTCTAAAAAGACAAAAAATCGTTATTAAGGAAATTAAGAAAGAGATAGAGGCATACGGAAGATCTAGCATTGATGCTCGCACATTTGTTATATTAGATGATTGTTTATACGATAATTCATGGGCTAGAGAAAAGTTAATGCGTTTATTATTTATGAATGGTCGGCATTGGAAAATTATGCTTGTTATTACAATGCAATATCCACTTGGAGTGCCTCCAAATTTACGCACAAACATTGATTATACTTTTATATTAAGAGAACCTTATCTAAACAATAGAAAACGTATTTATGAAAATTTCGCTGGTATGTTCCCAACCTTTGAATCATTTTGTCAAGTGATGGATCAATGTACTGAAAATTACGAGTGCTTGGTTGTCTCCAATAATGCCAAATCTAATAAACTGGAAGACCAGATTTTCTGGTACAAAGCCGAAGCCCATTCCGATTTTAAATTGGGGTCTCAGGAATTCTGGGATTTATCAAAAGATATTGGCTCCGATGAAGAAGAAGAAAGCTATGATCCAAAAGCTTCGCGAAAGGGACCGCGTATTAACGTAAAAAAAAATAGATGGTAGATATAATTTATATTAATAGAATACATAAATTATATTATTGCTTAATGACTGTGAGTGCGACTGCGACGACGACGGTGAGTGCGGTTGCGGCGGCGAGTACGTTTCTTGGCACCGCCTTTAGAACGAGTGCGTTTACGTTTGTGACTACGTTTGCGTTTGTGCGTGCGAGTGCGAGTGCGTCTGCGTCTGCGGCGACCACCTTTTTGATCTGTAGGAGACGCTACCTTAGTATTACCGTTCAATTTTTCCATTAACGTTTCAACAATACCCATTATAATATTAGCACATATAAAAAAATTTTTTTAATTTTATATGTATTTCTAAAGATTATCTATTTTTTTTCGGAAATTTTTACCTTCATATTCTCTCTCTCTAATTTCGCGGTTGCTGCTTTTTTAATTTTTTCAGTAGTACGTGTTCTAACATTTTCACCCTCAAACAGCTCTTTTCTGATATCCGCACTAGATGCTGTATCATTCACTGTTTCTTCAATAGACGTTGTTCCCACGCCTACTAAATTACCATCCATATCCACATTTTGCGTGAGTTTATTTCCAGATGCTTTTGCCTTTTTCTTATTTTCCTTAATGGCGTTTGTCTTTGCTTCTTTTACTCTTTTCTCAAATTCATGCTTGGCCTTCGTCTCATTTGTTTTCTTTTCTTGCATCAACTGATTTAACTCTTCTTCTAAATATTCAACGCGACCCGTTCTGTAGGCTTCGGGATTTACAGGAACCCAGACACCTACTGGACAAATTCCAATATCATGATTTGGGTCTACTTCCCTCAAAAGTTTTGCTCTAAGTTCTGCCTCTTGTTGTGTAGGGAAACAACCTCTGATTTTAACGCCTCTTGTGTTAGTCTGAAAATCGACTTCGGAATTGAATTCCTTCTCAAGGTCATCTTCTTTAGCATCTAAAAAGTTTTTGTAGTCATCTCTTATTGTAGAATAAGTTACTTCATCTTTTTCTGATTTAGTATATTCCTGAAAATCCTCCATGATTTTATCAAAATTCAAATTGTATTTAAATGAAAGAAAGTTCAAAAATTGTGTAAACTTTTGGACAGATTTAGTAAAATCCCAATGTTTTAGGAAGTGTTGGAAAAAAAACAAATCTTTTTGTTTTAATAAATCATCTGGTGTAACAAATGAAACACACGCAAATTTTTGACCAGCAATTGCCTTATCTTCATCCAAAAGATCAATATATTTAGGATTATCATCCCCATTTAACATTTTCTTTCTTTCAAAACCGTTTATTTTAGACATTATATAAATAATTATGTCTATCATTTTTAAGTTTTTAAAATAATATATATATTATTTTTTTTTCTTTATGAATTATATAAAATGTTCGGTGAATTAAGTCAAATTTTAGATCTCGGTGAACTTATCAGACGCGTCGTTAAATACGTGGTCGAAGGCCTTATGGTTGCTATTGCTGCTTATGCTATCCCAAAGCGGTCCCTTAACATTGATGAAGTCGGTCTTATCGCATTAACGGCCGCCGCCACATTCTGTATTCTTGATGCATATGTTCCTTCAATGGCTGTATCCGCCCGGTCTGGTGCTGGATTTGGTATTGGCGCCAACCTTGTTGGTTTCCCCCAAATGTAAATAAATTACAAGATAATATAACTAATTTTTTTAATTATATTATTAAATAGTCGGTATAAATTCCCATTCTAATTCTTTACAAATTTTTTTCCAAATTTCATCTTGTTCTATTCTTTTTACAGGATCTTTCAACATTGGGAAACAAGAGAGAAACTCCTCTTCTCCTAATAATTCACACATTTTATATAAAACATAATAATAGTTTAAAAAATTTACACGGTCATCGGGACAATGTTTAGAATAAGGTTTTTGTATATCCATAAATAAATTACACAACGTATCTTCCAATTCTGGACTCATTACAGGTGGTTTAATCCCGAGTTTATCTTTAATAAATGGAATATGTTCGTAATATTTATTATATCCTAATTTCTTTAAAATATCCTTAGCTTTAGTATTAGTCATGCTTTTTAACGTTATTCTCTCCTTTTTAATTTGATTTTTAATATTTATCAAAACATCTTCGGGAATCTGGGTTGTTTCTTTCGCCTGAAATTGAGCCAAAATTTCTCTGAAATGATTGATTCTTTTATACGCATAAAAACAAACCTCTTTAGGTGGTTCCTTATATGATTGTTTTTCGTTTTCAATTAGAAATTTCTTCTGAATGCAACATTTTTTACACACGCATACACCCTCACTCTCAATTGGTATAAATTCACCCCCACAATCGCATTTATCATATTTTAATGTATAATTATCCATGTTTAAAAATTTTACATCCAAATTTGATAGATAATTACTTATTGTAAATTTAGAGATATCCGTATTTTCTGTATTTTCCGTTTTATTTTTTTTAAAGAATTCATGTAATATTTTTGTTTTGTTGTTTCCCTCAGATGTGTTTTTCTTTTTTTCAAAATAATCAAAAATGTGTTTTGAATTTGTTAATAAATATTCATTTTTCTCTTTTCTAATTTTATTTATTTTTGATTTTATATCTCTTAGACTATCTTTTAACTCTAATAGTTTTATAAGATTTGTTTCAGTTTTAATATTTTTAATTATTTCAGATTTCTTTTTTTGCAAATTAGGAATAATTTCGTTTTCTTGTTTGTCAAATAACGCCATTTTCTCGTTGTGTTTGCTATCCAATGTAACAGATGATTTGCTTTTTCTAGCTAACTTTTTATTAGCTTTAGGTTTGAAATTGGGCATTATATATTATAATATAATTTTGCTTAATTAAAAATTAATAAAAACATATAAACAAGTTAAAAAACAAATTCATTTTTCTCTCCAAAATTTAATGGATATTCAGATTTCTTCACCGGAAAATTTAAATATTGATCCGATTGTATTACATAAAATGGCCTTTTTATACAATGCTTTAGAAAATGGATGGAATGTGAAAAAACATAAAGACTTGTATATTTTCAAAAAAAACCACGAGGGTAAAAAAGAAGTATATTTAGATGATTATTTAAAGCGCTTCATGAAGGAGAATATTGATATAAATAATATATTAAATAACGAATAGTAGGGAAAACATTTAATTAATTAATTAAATGTTTTTTGAAAATTTTTTTTTCTTTAGCAATATTATAAAATGGGAGGAGGATTAATGCAACTCGTAGCTTATGGCGCTCAAGATGTTTACCTTACAGGTAATCCACAAATTACTTTTTGGAAAGTGACTTACCGTCGCCACACCAACTTCGCAATGGAGTCTATCGAACAGACTTTCAATGGACAAGCCGATTTCGGTCGCCGTGTCCAGTGCACGATCTCCAGAAATGGTGATCTTGCCTACCGCACCTACCTTCAGGTCACTCTCCCCGAGATTGGTCAAGATGGTTGCTGTGGAACTACCGGTGCCTGCGACAAAACTTACGCACGCTGGTTGGACTACCCCGGTGAGCAGCTCATCTCTATGGTTGAGGTTGAGATCGGAGGTCAACGCATCGACCGACAGTATGGTGACTGGATGCACATCTGGAACCAGCTTACTCTCACCGCAGAGCAGGAGCGTGGTTACAACAAGATGGTTGGACACACCACCCAGCTTACTTACCTTACAGACCCTAAATTCGCAGACGTCGACTCTGCTTGCGCTGCCGCCACTGTCCCAGCCGCCGTCTGTGCCCCTCGTAACGCACTTCCTGAAACAACCCTTTACATTCCTCTCCAGTTCTGGTTCTGCCGCAACCCTGGACTTGCCCTTCCCTTGATTGCCCTTCAATACCACGAAGTCCGTATCAACATTGAGCTCCGTCCTTCGGATGAGTGCCTTTTCGCTGTCTCTAACCTTACTGAAGGTGATTCCGCGGCATCGGCTAATGAAACCACGATTCAAAATGGTAGTTCCGTCAAAGACACTGTTTCATACCAGAAGTCTCTTGTCGCCGCTTCGCTTTACGTCGATTACGTGTTCCTTGATACCGATGAGCGCAGACGCATGGCCCAGAACCCCCACGAATACCTCATTGAACAGCTTCAGTTCACTGGTGATGAATCCGTCGGTTCTTCTTCCAACAAGATCAAGTTGAATTTCAACCACCCTTGTAAAGAGCTTGTTTGGGTCGTCCAGCCTGACGCCAATGTCGACTACTGCTCGTCATTCCTCAAGATGACCAACTTGAACGTCGCCCTTGGAGCACAGCCTTTCAATTACACTGATGCTCTCGATGCCCTTGTTCCATCTATTGCCGCCTTCTCTGGATACGAACAGGTTGCCGGCAAAGATGGCGACGGCGAGGGATTTATCAACGCTACTACTGGTATGTTCCAAGACCCAGGTGCCGATAGCCTTATTGCAGGTTCCCAGTGGGGTAATTATCAGTTTGGAGGTGCTACTTGCAGTGCCCCAGGCATGTCTGCTCCTTTCCCCGTCTCGGATCATGGAGACTCCGGCGTCTCTGATGCCGGCGCCTTTGTCCTTGCCGAAACTGCTCTTGCCCTCCACTGTTGGGGACAAAACCCAGTCGTCACGGCCAAACTCCAGCTTAACGGCCAGGATCGTTTCTCTGAGCGTGAAGGAACTTACTTCGACCTCGTCCAGCCTTACCAGCACCACACACGTAACCCAGACACTGGTATTAACGTTTACTCGTTTGCTCTCCGCCCTGAGGAGCACCAGCCTTCTGGAACTTGCAATATGTCCCGTATTGATAACGCCACCTTGCAGCTTGTCCTTTCTACCAACGCCATTGGTGGAGACAACACGGCCAAGGTCCGTGTCTACGCTACCAACTACAATGTCCTTCGCGTCATGAGTGGTATGGGTGGTCTTGCTTACTCCAATTAAGCGACCTTTTTTCACTGTAATTGTGATTTTTATATAATAATTTACTCTAATAAATTATTATCTTGATATTTAATATAATGAAATACATACAGATTATTCTAATTTGTTTACTTGTAATCACAGTCTATTTACTCGTTCAAGTTACTCAACAAACACAAAAAAACAACAGCGTGGTATACGTATCTCCTTCTATTCCTTGGGGACAAGGCCCACTTTGGAGAGGACCGTTTCCTGGAGGACGTGGTTGGCGAAGAAGAAAAGGTGGTAGAAGAGGCGGCAGAAGACGTTTTTAATTATAAATGAAATCCACCAGGCACGCCTTTATAAGTATAAGAATAATGTATCTTTTTATTATATGATTGGCTATCATAAGGCGCAAATTTAACAGATACTATGCTTTTATTTAATTTGAACCGTTTAATATGTGGTTTAGTAACATTAGTAAAGTTCCGTTTTTTATGTTTTTTTGTACTATTCATCTTATTTCTTGAAAAAAGAGTTCCCATTATATATTTACCTCCCCCAATTCTTATACTTTGAAAAAATAAATTGAATATATTTATTAAGTATTTAATCAATATATTTACTAATACAATGGAAGTTGGAACACATATTTCAAAATCCAAGGCATTTTACACAACTCTTACAACATTTTTCGATGTTTCCGAGAATACCAATAGACCAGTACAATTATTCACAGGTTCACCAAAATTCTGGAGAAGACCAAAACTACAAAAAAAAGATGTTGAGGATACCAAAAAATTAGTTGAATTTCAAAAACTATCCGTATATATTCACTCTATTTATTTAATTAATCTTTGCAGATCTCCCGAAGAATTCAATGAAAAGGCATTTCAGTGCATTAAATGGGAAATGCAGGCCGGTTTACTAATGGGGTTTAAAGGAGTTGTTATTCATTGTGGGAAATCTTTGAAAATGAATTTAGACAAAGCATTGGACAATATGTATGAAAATATTTTATCCATTTTAGTCCATACTTCACCAACTTGTCCATTGCTCTTGGAAACATCATCCGGTCAAGGCAGCGAAACATTATGGGAATTTGAAAGTTTTAAGAAGTTTTATGGTCGATTTAATAATAAACAAAGAGAGAAATTAAAAATATGCATTGATACATGTCATGTGTTCGCAGCTGGACACGACCCGTATTTGTTTTTAGATAATTGGGAAAAAGCTTATCCCCAATCTCTCGTATTGGTTCATTTTAATGATTCAAAAGAAGCATGCGGTCATAAAAAAGATAGACATGCTTTTCCTGGAGAGGGACATGTTGGTCCTGAAAAAATGGCTTTAATAGAATCATGGTGTAGAGATAGAAACTTACCGATGGTTCTGGAATAATCAGCATGTGCGAAATTAATTTTCCGATGGACAAATCAAGAGAATATTAAGATATAACCACAATAACTACTTATTGATTAATTTAGTTGTGAAAATCTAAAAAAATTCTTTACTTATAATAGAATGGCCGCTCCAAATTATAATTCTTATTTATCTAGAAAAAAATATTCATCACAACATTGTTGCACTCCTGGTCTTCAAGGAACAAGAGGACCACAAGGTCTCCAAGGTCAATCAGGTCCACAAGGATCAGTAGGCCCACGGGGGCCACGAGGTCAAGTAGGCCCAGTAGGCCCAGTAGGCCCAGTGGGTTATACTGGTTATACTGGTTATACTGGAATGAGAGGGTTTGATGGAAATTCTTCCATATGGAATGCTAATACAAGTGATGACACACCTACCATTGGATTGTTCAACTTTAGCACCACCAACACAATCTTGGTAAATTGTGTAGATTTAAACTCAGTTATAATGACCTCTTGGTTTGCCCAAGCCGCTCCAAACGATATCATTACTGTTAGAGAAGTAAACAATCCTGAAAAGGTAGGTTATTTTCAATTGATGACTGTGTTCACTGCTGGACCAGTACCACCGAACAGCGGTACTTGTTGGGCTACGGTATCTTATATTTCAGGTATTGACTACACCAGTAATTGGCCGGGACCAACAACCCCTCCAACATCATATTATATTGGGTATGTTGTATCAGGACAATCAGGGGTTGATGGAGCTACTGGTTATACTGGATACACTGGATACACTGGATACACTGGATACACTGGTTGTACTGGACCAACAGGATCTACTGGTTATACTGGATACACTGGTTATACTGGTTATACTGGTCCAACAGGAGTTACTGGCTACACAGGATACACTGGTTATACAGGTTATACTGGTTATACTGGTTATACTGGACCTCAAGGACCCGCTGGGCCATCTGGTGGACCTATAGGACCAACAGGAATCACTGGACCACAAATGAGCAGAAAAGACACAAATTGTATTATAATGGGTAAACCAGGTCAAATCAATCTAATATCCGCACAAACACTCCCAATTCCTTTCACACCTAACGGAGTTGGATTTACAATTATTAGTGCAGGTTATCCCATATGCAAAACGTCACAATTAGCAGGTGCGTGTATTTATTTCGGAAAAGATGTTTCAGCAAATGTCGCAGATGTTTCAGCAAATTACTATATTGGCTATACTGAAAAATGTCTTGATGGTAGTTTTGTTTGGAATGATCCAAGTTTTAATAGTTTATTGAAAAATAGTGATACATCTTTTAATCTTATACACCCTATATGTGATAGTCGTTTCTATGCTATGAAAGACCTTTCAGATAAGATAGATTCATCAATACAAATGCCTGCGCACAGTGTCGTATTTGCTGGAATATCCAGTGCAGACACGCAGTATAATGTAACAGATATTATGATGACGTTGTGTTTTCAAAGTGATTTTTTTTTTTGGCAAAATAATTACGGATTATTATTAGGAGTAACAAATATTGGATCGGGTGGAAATGGTTCAATAACCAGTCTGGTAAATATTGATGACTCCCAAACTGTTGAAATAGACTTAACAAATTATCCCTTTGATGATACAAATATATATCCTTTTTATAATAATCAATCATCCGTTGAAACCATTTCTTCTCCTTGGACTATTGCTGGATGGTTTTCGGTTCTTGATACAACATCAGGTACCGGTTTTAATGGGGGTTATATAGCATATTTTGGTCTGCTTACCACAGGGCCTGCGGCTACGACGAACAGAATCGCAATATATCTAGATAGAATCGTGCCCACCAACTCCGACCCCATAATATATTATTTAGTTTTAGTTTATGGCAAGGGAAATGGAACTATGTTGGATGGGGGGTGGACAAAAAGAATACCAATTGATTTCACATACGACACATGGTTTTTTTATGCAGCGACATTTGATAATAGTAAGCTTGTGCCAGAGATGGATGATTTTAAATTATATGTTGGAAAATGCGATGATGCTTCATTAGACGATCAAAGTGAGAATAACACAACCGCTGGTAAACCCGACAGCAGTAACCCATATAGCTCAATATTATATTCTACTAGTGGGTCCGCTACTGATAAAAATTTTGGACAATCTTTATACAAACTAGTGTTAGGGGCTCCAGCAGGTGAAAGTCCATCTATGCCTGGTTATTATTCTGATTTTTATATTTGGAATTCTGAACTCAGTAGTAGTCAATTGAATTATGTTTTTAATGGCGGTCCAAAAAATATTTTTGATATACAAACGGTGCCCCCGCCAATGGATTGGTTTAATTGGCAAAATAATCTTTCTAATAATATATCAAATAGACCAGATTTCGGATTTACACAAACAGATACTTTATCATTAAATACTACTTATAATCATTTTGTTAGTTGGGATTTTGCTCAACCCGGAAAACCTTGTGGAGGAATGTCGCCAGGTCCTCGACCGCCAAGGCCGCCAACAGAACCGCCAACCACTACAACAAATATTGGTTGTGACGAGAGTGCCGCCTCACCACAACAGGAAGGTATGTGGAATTACAACAGTAAACACTCACGAGGTAATTTATTTATTCCAAGAAGTTGTATGTCGGACCTAGGGGAATCTCTTATAACAAAAGTTGGATTTGAACTTTATATACCAAAAGAAATACAGCAGAGCATTAATTTTGTTGGTGATTGGCCTTCATCGAAGGAATGGAAGGTGGAAGGCGTAGATATGTGGATTTTCATGCATACTACAGCCGATAAATATCCTACTCTGTTCAATGGTTTGAATATATTAGTAACCGGTGTAATAGATGATTATAACAAACCCATTCCTTCAACAACTGAAAAAGCATATATGGACGGTATAAAAAATCATACACAAGTGTTAAATAATGGAATTTTATCTTTTACACAAGCTGATGTTTTGGACGGATTGCTGGTTCAACAGCCTACGGGATTGTCTGATCCTGAAACAAGAGGATATTATAAAAAGTATGTTTATTTTGATTTGGAAATTCCGTATGCCTACGACGGACTGTCTTCATTAAGTGTTAATATTAATACAAAAGGACCAACTCTTCCAGCAGACAGTTTAAATTATATCAAATGGGGTGTCGCAAATAGAGTTAATAATGGGGTTATAGATAATAATCCAGGTATATTCGGTCATAAATTTGGTAATCTTTACTCAACCAACACCTCGGTTGAGGTTAATAGGAGTCCTGTTCCAAAAATAAGCTTAGTCACTACAACTAATACTACAACAGTAGTATATAAGGATAAAAACTCTAATGGTGTGGAAGGTTATCGAGAAGATATTCCATTAGATTTTTCATCAAAAATTACATTTTCTCAAATCCCGTTTTCTGAACAAATTATATTAAATTCAGAATTGAAACCTCTGGGATTAAATGGTAAAACTATTATCGGCATTAAATATATATTTAAAAATTCTCTTAGTGGTACTAATAGTAATGGAGGTAATGGTGAAAAATACACATTAGATAATCAGAAATTAACTATAAGATATACTACCGACTCCTATTATGAAATTGACGGTGCCGGTGCCGACTCACACATCATCCCAAAAGAACACGGTACGTTGCTTCGTGATTGTTCTTTTTCTCTTGTTTTAGATAATATTAATGATGGTGCTGTAAAAATTGACACAACTCCGCAAGATTTTTACATTTATTTTGATGAATTTAAACTAGATATAACAGATCAAAGTCAAAATATTGTTTTAATATGGGAGAATAAATCATTAACAAACGCAAACACTGTAATTGACGGAGGTATGAGTACATTGGGAATAAATATAGAATCCAGTGATGATATTAGTTATAAAGTGTATACGTATTATCGAAGAATAATTGATGGGGCGTTTAGTGAAACATGGGAACAACAAAGATTAAATGAAATACCCATTATCAGTTTTATTTATAAAGATTAATATATTTATTATGTTGTAAAAATAAAAAAATTGAAATTTTTTTATTTTTATTTTACTTTATTTAATATAAATAAAAATGTCTACAAGAACAGTACAAGACGCATTTGATGATGAAAGAAAAAACAGAAATCGCATAGAAGAAATAGAAGAAGAATTAGAAATGATAACAGAATTAAAAAAAGAATTAAAAGAATGTAAAAAAAAAGAGAAAATATTGAAAACAGAGAGAAAAAGTCTTCAAATCGATTTATTGAAAGAAGAAAAATTAGAATGGGTAGAATGTGATCTAAATGAATGGCGAAAATATGTAGAAGATAACTTTTATGATCCAGCAAAATATTATATTTATCGTTATGACGGAGGTATTCGTCAACAGGGATTTTATAAAGGTGAATGTAGATTAGATCCGAAACACGAAAAACATTTCCGAGAATATTTCAATGATTACTTTTACTATGGATATCCAAATTACCAAGATGAAAATCATCCCAATGCGGATGGTTCAGAATGTTATCTAGCTTTTGGTGGCGGCGCTGCAGGTGTTACGTCATTTGAGTGGGAATAATTAATAAATTGAATGTTTTATTAAAATAATAAATTATTTTAAATACATTATAAAATGAGTGTAAATCCTAAAAAATCACGCACGCAAAAACATGATTGTGAAAAAATGAAAAATAACTGGTTATTTTGTCAACAAAAATACAAAGGTGCCGCAAATTTTTCAAAGGGTTCAACTTTATGTAATAACAAACTGAAAGAATATCTATATAGTTGTGGCGATAAAGACGAACGAAAACGTTTCGTATGTTCTATTTTAGCAACACATTGAAATAAAATATATAAATATTGTATATGCCTGTAAAAAAATACAAAAAATCCAAAAAATACAAAAACACTACAAGAGTTAGAAGATGTGTACAAAAATTAAAACAAACGCGAAAAATAGGACCATCTATTGCTATATGTCAGTATTCAACAAATCAAGGCTACAAAACAGGCAGAAAATTAAACATAAAAAAAAAATCAAAACGGAAAAAGAAAAGAAAAACTAAAACAAGAAAGAAAAAATTAAAGATATAAAATATTTTTTTTTTAGTATTATTCAACTCATAATTAATTTAAACCAAACAATCTATTCATATTTATTACTTCTGTATTATTTTCAGATTTCATAAACAATCTCATTATCAAATCATCATTTCGCAAACGCAAACTATAATTAGCCATTACGTTTTTCCTCCCAACGCGCCCAACTGCTTGGATCAGTTTTTCTTGGGTTAAATTACCAAGATCTTTTCCAATATATCCATGACAAAACTGATAGTTGGTTCCATAAATATAATCTGTTGATGCGATAATCAAATACAACTTTTGTTTATGTGCCAGTTCTTTCATAATAGATACATAATCAACGCATTTATGCTGGGCGAAAACACCAATACCCATCATCAATAAAATTTTCCAAATAGGTTGTATTTCCAATAGCATGATTTTTTCTACAATTTTATCTTCAATATTTGCTTTAAAAGTATTTTTGATATTTTCTTTACCATGATTGCGAAGATGCTCGTGTGTATTGGGGATAAATTTACTCGGCAGCTGTATGGTTTTAATCTGATGCCGCAATCCGTCGATTTTCCTTTGTAAGCGCGCTTCTTTTTTATCACTGTCGCCACCCTTGTTTATCTCGCGCTCTTTTTTTTTATCATTGCCTTCATCTTTGCTAGCATCTTGGTTTTTTATCATTTCTCTTTCCATGCTTTCAATCTTGGTTCTAATTTTTTCATTTTCATTAATTTTTTTCATGAGATTATCCAATGTATTTTCAGGTATATTCGCTATTTTCAAACAATATTGTCCGATTTTTTCTATATTATCAGCTAGATAAATAGTGGGACCATCCGTTAAAGTGTGTGCGTCTCCAGTTGTAATTTTAATATTAGATTTATGTAATTTTTTTCGGTGTTCTTTGAAATATACATAAACTTTTTCATATTGGTCTTTTAAACTTGATAAAAGTTTTAAGTAATATTCTTTCAGAGATAATGAGGTAATGTCGCCGATATCGTCAAAATAATTATTAATTTTAATGTTATCTTTTAATTCGCATTTTTTATTAACATAAATTATAAATCTGGATATTTCATTGATATCGAAATGTCTAAGCAATGTTTTATATTTTTTTATATGTTTCAAAGATTTTTTTAATGTTTTATAGTCCTCAAATATCAAATGAGGCAATACTATCATGCAATTGGTATCCAAAATGGGGATTGTTCTAGTGCAGTCATGACTTACGATACTGAATATATCGGTGCTTGAAAATTTAGATACAAAACTTTGTAAACACGGTCCAATATCCTCTTGTTGGGGCAATGTAGCAGAAGACAATACTATATTTGGAATTAAATTTTCGCGCCAATTTTTTTGTAAAAGTTCATGATATTCATGTGTATCGTAATCCAATGTAATGGTTGGTTCATCCCAATATAATATTAAATCTTCTGTTTTATTAAAAGCCATCATATAATGCATAGCTGGGATGTAAGACATTATATCACAAATCATAATTTCCACATTATCACCAACGGCATTATCTACCCTAAAAATTCCACCAGTGCGTCTATTTTTAGTGTAATCTTTCGCTGCGAAATAATGTAATCTAATCCCACCTGGGTCTTCACAACCAAAGGCAACGGCTATCTTAACACCAAGTGTAATGCATGATTTTGCTAATTGTAATCCAACGTGCTTGGCGGCACAAACGAAAATTAAACGATTTCCCTTTACCAACCCAACGGGGCTAATAGTTTTTCCTGTACCAGTGGGTGCTTGATACAAAATACATTTGGGGTTTTTAGATTTACAAATTGTGAATAATTCTTTTTGATGTCCATACAGCTTAATATCTCTATAAAGGCGGAGTGGTTTATTTTTTTCAATATATTCATCTGCTTTTTTAATTAGTTCTTTTTTCTTGGTTTTTCCCTTGAATTGTTTCAATACTTCTTTTATATCACTAATTAATAATGTATTAACATTTCTAACACCGTAATTTAATAACCTCGCTAGTGTATAATAGTGAAAACTTTGATCTTCTCCCTTATCAAAATATTTACTCAGAATATCTAACAAGATAAATTCAAATATGATATTTTTGATATTATTTATTTTCTTATCGGAATTTTTAATACGAATTTGGTCGGCCTTTTTTATTGTGATTTTTTTAAGTTTTCCTTTTTTTCTTGTATCAACGAAATTATTTTTTTTAAACAATTTTTTAGTAGTTGGTGCAAAATATTTCTCGTAAAAGAATTGATGATAACTATCTATTTTATCGGTATTGATTTTAATAAAGTTAATCAAACTCATGGTATCATTGTCTGCAATATTAACATTATCATAACCATTGTGGATCAATTTCAAAATCCTTAATTCATCTTTCGAAACCGGAACTTCCAAAGCATCCCATTCTTCGGCTGTTAATCGTTTCTGTCGTAAATCCATTGTTGTAGTATAGATATTATATGATATTTATCATTTATTTCAATTTTTTATATTTATTAAATAACAATTATAATTTATTGTTATTTAATAAATATAAAAATATTTCGTTTTTTATAAGTAAATGAGTAATATGGAAACATATATTCAAAATTTTCATAGTTTTAAAGATTGTTGGATTTACGATTTTAAGCTTGGTGAAGGAGGAATTGGTGATTATATAAAATATTTTACGATAATACTTACATATTGTATGAAAAATAATATACAAGCATATATTGTAAAAAATAATCTTTATATAGAACAATTAATTGAATTAAAATATAAGTTTATGTATATTGAACATTCACAAATATCAAACTTAAATAATTATGTTATTAAAAAGTCTTGTGAATATTTTAATCGTGTTTTAATAAATTACCCACACAATTTGGAAATTGAGGGGGGAGAAATATTTGAATTTACAAAAAAAGTAAAGGATAATGTTAATACTATTTTAAAATTTCCTATTACTAATAATTATATTTCTATTCATTTACGATTAGGTGATAAATATCTAGAAACCGATAAAAAATATATTATCTGTAAAACAGATGATAGAGGATTCTCAGAAGAAAAATTATTTAAATTTATAGAAGATAATTATAAAAAAAATATTCTATTTTTTTGTGATAATAATACATACAAATCAAAAATTAAGGGAAAATATAATAAAATTATTTTGACAACTTCCGATATTGGACATACTGCATTATTTAATACAACTAACAAACAATCATTAGATGCGGTCACTGATTTTTATATACTCTCTCAGTCAGATCAAATAGTAGCAGCAAATTCTTCTGGATTTTCTGTCGTGGCTGCAAAGTTTAAAAATACAAAATTTATTAGTTAAACGATTTATGTTATAAATAATCATTCAAATTATTTACTTTTCGGAATTTTTAATACGAATTTGGTCGGCCATCTTCCACTGTTAATCGTTTCTGTCGTAAATCCATTGTTGTAGTATAGATATTATATGGGATTTATCATTTATTTCAACTTTTTATTATTATTTAAAGAAAATAAGAAAATCTATATATACATGTCTTCATTTGATTCAATCACAACCAATTTTAACAGAATGGAAAGAAATGAAATATCCGACAAGCATCTTAAGGCAATATATTGCAACTCTTGTTTTTCTTTTTTTAACTTTATAATTATGCTTATTATAGCAATACAGTTGGGACCAGTTGTAAAAGATGCCGGAATACTTATCAATGACGCGAGCACCTCTTTACACGATTTCAGTATTATAATTCCTGAAATTCGTCAACTCATTCCCGAGGCTCGAAATACTACCCGTATATTGGGACACATGATACCTAGAATTAATCAAGGAATGGATATATTAAACCAATTATGCGTTCAAGACCCAGCGTGTTCGTTATAGAAAATTAAACTATAATGGCCTTTTCCCAATTTGGTTTCTTTAATGGGGTAATTCTACCAACACAACCAAGCGTCCACTGTCTTTTATAAGCCATTTGATGTTTTCTTAACTTTAATAACCATTTATACTCTTGATAATGATTTATACTTTTTACAATATCAAACGTTTTTTTTGTTCGGGGTTCCCAAACTACATTAGTTCTAATTAGTTTATCGCTTAATACATCGAAGGGTTTCAATTCATTAATTTTTAAATAACTAAAAATATGTGTAAACAGTTCAGTCGGTATTTTTTGCATTAATATAATTAGATAAAATAAATTGAATATCTAAATAGATAAATATATATTTAGATATTAAATCATGCATTTTATATTTTCAATCGAAGGTAATATTGGGTCGGGCAAGTCGACCCTTGTTAAAATATTGAAAACTCATACACCACAAATAGAGCTCAACCATTTTAAATTCGTGTATCTTCCCGAGCCAGTTGACGAATGGGGTAAGATCAAAAACGAAAGCGGTGTGGGAATTTTAGAAGAATTCTATGCTAATCCTAGTAAATGGGCGTTTTCTTTCCAAATGATGGCTTATATTTCAAGAATAGCTATTTTGAAAAAAACAATCAAGGAAAACCCACACAGCATTATTATCAGCGAAAGATCTGTTTATACAGACAAAAATGTTTTCGCAAAAATGCTATATGATGAAAAAAATATATGCGAGATCGATTACCAAATTTATAATAAGTGGTTTAATGAATTTGTAAAAGACCTCCCAATATCGGGATTGATTTATGTAAACACATCACCCGATAAATGTTTTGAAAGGGTAAATAAAAGAAATCGCCAAGGCGAGTGTATTCCTCTTGAATATTTGACCAGATGTGGTAATTACCACGATGAATGGATTAGTTCGCACACCAACGTATTAACCTTAGATGGTAATATAGATTTCAAAGAAATAAATAATACAAATGTGTTGGAAGAATGGATAAAAAACATTGTTGGATTTATTGATAACACAGACAGTGTAAAAGCACAAACGGCAACTTTTGATTTAAATTTAAGTGATATAATGAATATAGCATGTTAACTATATTAACTATTTGTTAACAGTTCCATATTTGAAAATGTCGAATTTGCTTTGTATTTTAAAATGTCTTTTCCTAGTTCATTGCTTGTTGAAGGAAATTCTTCGTTTCCATAAATTTCCTGTAGAGTAAGCCATTCGAATAATCCACCCGTGTACACAAATACATTTGTAAATCCCAAATTTATTAATTGTGTATATTTTTTATATATATTTTCATCATTGCTATTTTTCCCATAAACAATGATTTTGTAAGATAAGTTATTAAGATTATCATTGATAAACTTTTCTTCCAATTTATAATCTATTGTTGTTTTTATCAAACAGTCTTGTTCAGCGATAGGCAAAGTATTTATTATACAATTGTTTTTATTTTTTATAGCTGATTGGACGTCTTCAAAATTTATTTTGTATGAAATATTTGACGGTGTTGTACTAAAAAAATTAAATATATAATCCATAATAGATAAATAATTATAAATTTATTCTTTAATATTTTATAATTATCCAAACTTAACAACAATTTCAACTTTTTCTTTTCTAATACTTTTAATTGCGGAAACGGAGAGTTCCTGTCTTTTTTTTCTTGTTTTATTATTGGTTTTTGAGTGCTTTAATTGTCGTTTTTTTGATATGCTGTTTCTGTTATTCATATCATTTTCTATTCGGTCAAAATTATCTTCAATATAATCCAAAATTTTGTTTTCGATATACCATCTGAAAAAATTTAATTGTCCAATGGTGGTTTCAATGCATGTATCGTTCTTATATGGTATGGTAATTCTCTCCCATCTACAAAAAGGGTCAAATCTTCGCTTTGAATAAGCCTTTAATTTAAGTTTGTAATCCTGATAAACCTTAAATCGTTTTGCCACACCATTTTCTTCAATATTATACACAACAAAGTGTTTTTTGCAATAATTTGTAGCAAACCAGTCTATTAATCGTAAAGATATTTTTGATTTACCATTTATAATTGGTAGAACACGGTCTAAATTATTAGATCTGCTATAAAAATCCAATAAATTTTCTAATAATAAACTATTTTGCGTTGAATATTTCGACATTATATATATTTTACTCTTCAAATGATCTTTAAATACTAATATTAAAAATTACTATCAAGTGGTCTTAAAAATTCATCTTGGTTTTTCAGATCGTTTACATAATCAAGCTTTCTCATATAAGGATTTATGTTTGTTTGTATATGCATTTCTCTCTGTGATATACGATCACAGCAAACTTCTCTTTTATTTTGATCAACCTTTGGTGGAATGTTGTTATCGATTGGGAGAGATTTCGGTTTTTTTTCTTGCCTTAATGTTTTTTCTGCTATAATTGTTGAATTAGACCATTTCCAATATTTGTATTTAATTTCAGATTCCATTGTAATTTGTATATATTTATATTTTTTTAATTAATCTCATTTGTTTTGTAAATAAAAATTTCTTATCGTTTAAACACCTTCGTTCTAAATTGCATTTTAAACAAGAGACAACACAGTTAATATTACTGTGTTGTTTATCATTGTTAATTCTATCTAAAGTCCATTGGCTTTTCTCTCTTGAAAATTCATAAATTAACAGAACGGGTTGTTTGCAATAAAAACATTTCAACCTTGATATTACTAATTTTTCAATTAATTCATCTTCTTTAATAAAATCGACGGCATTGTATTTTTTCTTTTTAACATCTTGCTGTTTATAACTAGATAATTTCTTTTTTAATTCTCTCTTAACACAAGTGTCGCCATCAAATGATTCATTTAAAAATAATTTATTGATTATAAAAATATGATTGGTTTTATCAAATATGAATTTTTTATTGTATAAATTGGTATATTTTTTTGCCTTTTGTTCTTTTACTGGTATAATTATTTTTTTATTCATGTATATATATATATATAAAATGAAACAAGATAATAAATCCAAAAAACAACTTGATTTAGATTTTGGTGTAAAAAAATATAAACAGGCAGCTAATAGTGATATAAAGTTTTTTCTGGGATTTACCATTTATATAATTATATTTGGAATATCCATTCCATTTTATTTATACAAATACCATCATCATATTATACTTGAAGCTTATATGCCAAATTTAGATTTAATTGCTAATATATTAACATGGCATGGTGGTCCTTTTGAAATTTGGAAATTTTTATACCCCGATATACCCGTAACACTATATGGATTTACTTCTCAAACATTAATCAATTATGCTTCATTGTTGGGTATTACATTTTTAGTTGCTCGCGAAACAAGTCGAACAAAAAGTATACCACGAGGATGGTCAATAGCGTTTGTTATGTTATTAGCAACATATTTATTACCAGGTAGAATAATATCTCACATGATGGAAAAATGTTATAAATTTATACAAAACCACACACTACCTATGTCTATTATACCTTATTCATTTACCATATTAATTGGAAGTTTATTCACTATTTTAATAATAGGAATGGAATATTTATTTCTACGTTATTATAAGAAAGATTTGGGAAATTTTGCTATCAAATTAACAAAAATAATCAAAGATATTATAAAATAATATAAACTTAACACGTTATATATATATATATATAATGTCTGAAGATTGTGTTGACCTTAAAAATATTAAATATCAGACGATGCTTTTAAATAGTAATTCAAAAATAGATTCCGATAAAGTAAACACACCCAATGTTGAAGATTTACTTTCGAAAGAAAATACAGAAAATAAATTAAAACCATGGAGTAAGTTAGGTACAACTGAACAATACAAAAAAATAGAACAGTATATTTCGACTATAAAACCCAAAAGTAGACAAAAAGCACTACAAATATTTTTGTTCAAGTCTTTGAAAAATAAAAAAATCCAGAGAACGAAAGATGTTATTTATGATTCAAATAAAGGCATTATTAAATCAATACCAGGGTTAAAATTTGATACAAATAAAAATAGATTCACATTAAAAAGGATTGATAAGAAAAACTCTACATTGAAAGGTCTTCCCATGAAGCACAGAAAAAAAACACAAAAAAATAAAGTTTCGAAAGAAGTCAAGGATAAAGCCGTTAAAAAAGTCAAAGATAAAGCCGTTAAAAAAGTCAAAGATAAAGCCGTTAAAAAAGTCAAAGATAAAGCCGTTAAAAAAGTCAAACAGAAAGCTATTAAAAAAGTCAAACAGAAAGCTATTAAATAATTAACAATATATCAAATATATAAATATTTAAATTGATATAAATTTATTTTATTGTTATATACTAATTAAACATATGGTAGTAACTATCGATGAATTGTCTATTTTGAAAGATATTAGCGATGAATTAATAGCACAAGTCATGAAAAAAGATAAAAGCGAAATTGATACAATCACAAATGTAGATATGGAAGATATAAAGGAAACAATATTGTTAATTATTGATTCTTACGTTAACGACAATTTGGTAGAATTTCGTTCTTATAAATTTAAACATTTAGTGGAAAAACATGTAATCAATATCGTTGAAAATAGCGATGTTTTATGTCATTTGGATTTTGATTATCAAACAGTCGTTAATAATTGCATTGAGTTTTACTTTACCATGATTATGCGACCGAGACACCATAAATCATATGAAATGCCTATATTGGATAAAACATATATTGAAAAAAGAATTGATATTTTGAGAAATAAACCCCAACCCGATCAAAGAACAGCAGAGTGGTATTTATTCAGAGGCAAACATATTACGGCTAGTTCTGCGTGGAAATCGTTTGAATCTCAGAAAACACAAAACCAACTTATTTATTCGAAGTGTGCGCCAATTGATGTGAAAAAAAAGTCTGGTGTTAATATTAATTCTGCATGTCATCACGGGCATAAATATGAACCGTTATCAACAATGATTTACGAAAAAATTAACAATACTATTATAGAAGAGTTTGGTTGTTTGGAAGACGATGATACTAAATATTTAGCTGCGTCACCAGATGGGATTAATGTAGAAAAAACATCCCCTCTATATGGTCGTTTATTGGAAATCAAAAATCCAAAAAGCCGTGAAATTTCAGGCATACCAAAAAACGAATATTGGGTTCAAATGCAGTTTCAAATGCATGTTGCTAAACTGCATATTTGTGATTTTCTCGAAACCACTTTTCAAGAGTATGAAAACGAGGAGGCTTTTATGAATGACGGCACATTCGCGCGTTCACACGATGATAAGCACAAGGGTGTTATTATTTGTTTCAATGATGGAAATGGTCCCATCTACAAATACAGTCCACTTGATGTTTCAAAAAAACAGTTTGACGAATGGTATGAAAATGAATTGGAAGAAAATAAAAATTTATCGTGGATCGAAAATGTTTGGTGGAAAACAAAAGTTTATTCTTGTGTTACTGTGTTGTATAATAAGGAATGGTTTGATGTAGCCAAACCTTATTTTAAGAAAATATGGGATACAATTTTAAAAGAACAAATTTCTGGTTATGATCATAGGAAGGCAACCAAGAGGGTTATTAAAAAACCCGCTAATATTATAATTCCAGAATCTACACTAAATGTTATCAGAATAAGAACTCAGTCTTTTGACGATGTTAGTGCGAGCAATAATAATTAACTCTTTGACAACCCGACCTTGGTGGCACTGTGGGTTTATTATCGAACGTTTTTTTTTCGTATAATCCTCCGCAAAAATCCGATGGCGTAGCTGTTCCATCGCATGGAGTTGTCCAATATCTTATATTATTGGTTTTTTGTTCAAAACTACCTAGCTCCACAGCTGGGTATAGTTCTAGAGCAGTTGATGCTCTGTATTCTGATAATCCAGCTGGGTTATTTTTTTGCTTATAATCTCCGTATAACATACCTTTCATTTGAGATACGGGAAACTGACCTGGGTTTAAATTGTCTGAAAAATAAAGAGAACGAGCAATAAAGGTTTCCTTACATTTCTTATAACCGACAACATATGATATTCCTAAAAAACCCAATAACAAAAGTATACAATTAACAATTATACTGCTTTTCATCTTATAAATAATAATTATATTTTATTTATAAAATAACTTATTAAAACAATTCCGACAATGATTTAAACTTTTATCTATAATAAATTATACTAATGTCTGAAGAAAATGTTGTTAAAAGAGATGGTCGTCGTGAAATTTTTTCATTTGATAAAATTTTGAAGCGGTTAAAAACTTTAGGGAACGATGAATTGAAAATCAATTATACAAATTTAGTGAAAAAGATTATTGACCGATTGCATGATAATATTCTTACCACAGAAATTGACGAATTAACAGCACAACAGTGTGCCGCACTTATAACAACACATTACGATTACGGTATTTTAGCAAGTCGCATTATGATTTCAAACCACCAAAAAAACACACCATCGACTTTTTTAGCGGCGATAAATACGTTATATAATTTTAAGGATATTCATGGTAAACCCAAACCATTGATAGGTGAAACATTATGGGAAAACACTAGTAAACACCATGAAGAAATAGAAAAAATGATTGATTACGATAGGGATTATAACATTGATTTCTTTGGATTTAAAACGTTGGAAAGAGCTTATCTTATGCGGGTCGGTTCTAAAATTATCGAAAGACCACAACATATGTGGATGAGAGTAGCATTGGGTATACACGAGGGTGATTTGCAGAAAGTAAGAGAAACATATGACGCAATGAGTATGAAGTTATTTACACACGCGACCCCAACGCTGTTTAATTCGGGCACTCCTCGTCCGCAATTATCGTCATGTTATTTGTTATCAATGAAAGATGATTCCATTGCAGGCATTTATGAAACTTTATCAGATTGTGCTAAAATTTCCAAATGGGCTGGTGGAATAGGGCTTCATATTCACAACGTCAGAGCGTCTGGTTCGCATATCAATGGAACAAATGGAACTTCTAATGGGATTGTTCCTATGCTGCGAGTTTATAATAACACAGCACGCTATGTTGACCAAGGTGGCGGCAAACGTAATGGGTCCTTTGCGATCTATTTGGAACCATGGCATAAAGATATTTATGATTTTCTCGAAATGAAGAAAACACATGGCGATGAAGAAGCGAGAGCCCGTGATTTATTTTACGCTTTGTGGATTCCTGATAAATTCATGGAAAGAGTTAAATCGGCTGGAAACTGGACGTTAATGTGTCCCAATCAATGCCCTGGTCTTTCAGATGTTTATGGCGACGAGTTTGATGCGTTATATGAAAAATACGAATCGGAAGGAAAGGGTAAAATTGTAAAAGCCCAAGATTTATGGTTCAAGATATTAGATTCGCAGATTGAAACAGGGACACCATATATGCTTTATAAGGACTCGTGTAATAAAAAAAGCAATCAGAAAAATATTGGAACAATTAAATCCTCTAATTTATGCACTGAAATCATTGAATATTCCGATGAAAATGAAACAGCTGTTTGTAATTTAGCCAGTATTGGGTTATCTAAATTTTCCATGAAACCCAAGTCTGTATTTAACACTATTACTATTTATAGCAAAAGTGATTGTGATTACTGTAAATTAGCCAAATCGCATTTAAAAGATTTTGAACCTACTGTAAAAGAAACATTTAATGAAATCAATGTCGATGACGACGATTTGAGGCATAAAATATATAAAGAAATTGGAGAAAAATTCAATAAAGAAATCAACTCTGTTCCTCAAATATTGGTTGATGGAAAATACATTGGTGGTTATCAAGAACTACTGGAATTTATGCCTTATAAGGTAGACCATGGAAAATTACACCAAGTTACCAAAATGGTGACCGAAAATTTAAATAAAGTTATTGATATTAATTTTTACCCCACGGAAAAAACAAAAAGATCTAATTTGCGTCATAGACCAGTGGGAATTGGTGTTCAAGGATTAGCTGATTTATTTGCGATTATGAAAATACCATTTCATTCAGAAAAAGCCGTTCAAATTAATAAAGATATTTTTGAAACCATTTATCATGCGGCCTTAGAAAAAAGCAATGAAATCGCAACCGATAGAATTCCTAATATGACTTTGATAAAACAGGTTGTAACCGAACATGGTATTCAAAATTTTATCAAAAATGATAATCCACATGAACTAATCAAATCCATGTCTTACGAAGGAGTATTAAATGTGGAAACTTTGAAGGTATTCAATGATTTAATCGAAAACAATAGACCAATTAAAAATGAGTTGGATTCGTTGGACGGAGATTTCGTGGGTTCATATTGCACTTTTAAAGGTTCGCCCGCATCCCAAGGTATTTTACAGTTCGATATGTGGAATGTTGAACCAAGTGATAGGTATGACTGGAATCTTTTAAAGTCAAATATTGTAAAAACAGGACTTCGCAATTCTCTTTTGGTTGCCCCCATGCCTACAGCATCCACATCACAGATTTTAGGGAATAACGAGTGTTTTGAACCTTTTACTAGCAATATTTATGTTAGAAGAACCATAGCAGGAGAGTTTGTTTTGGCCAATAAATATTTGATGACTGAATTAACTAATTTGGGTTTGTGGACGGAGGAAGTCAAAAATCAAATTATTGCAGACCGTGGTTCCATTCAGAACATTAAAAAAATCCCCAAAATTTTAAAAGAAAGGTTTAAAATTGTTTGGGAGATTCCTATGAAACATATTCTTAATATGGCGAAAGACAGAGCTGTTTTTATAGACCAAAGTCAAAGCACTAATCTGTGGATGGAAAATCCAACATACAATAAGCTAACAGCAATGCATTTTTATGCGTGGAAATTGGGGTTAAAAACAGGTTTATATTATTTAAGAACAAAGGCAAAGGCAACTCCTCAGCAATTTACAATTGATCCCAATATCAAAACCAATGCTGGGTCTGACGATGAAGGAGCATGTGAATCATGTTCGGGATAATTTACATTTTACACGTTTCTTTGTAAAACCTATCAAATTCGGGGTTCACGTTCATAATATCAAAGGTTTGAGTCATTTTATAATAACAACGGAAACACATTAATATATCTATTAATGCGTTATGAATATTTTTGGGACTGGTTTTGAAGAGCTTGTCGTGCAGCTCAGTAAGACGAGGGTATTTGGGAATACGTTTTGTACTATAATAACTTTTCATTGTTAATTTACAAATATCAGTGCCTTTTTTCATGGTACAATACTCCTTTCTACGCAACTCGCCGAGTGATTTACTAAATCCGTTTCTCATTAGTTCTACATTTATGATTCTCCTATCAAAATTAATGTTATGTGCTATAAGTGTTGTGCAAGTTTTTATATCTGATACAAATTTAAATAACACTTCCTTGATATCGCACCCTTGTTCTTTCATTTTTTTATTTGTAATTCCATGAATTTTTGTAGCATTCATTGGAATTTCAATAAATTCCGGCAATTTAACAATATGGTCTTCTATTGATACAATTTTATTTGTTCCAAAATCATAAACAATCCAACTAAGCTGTACGATAAACGGATATTTAGATAGAGCTTCGTTTTTTGGTGGGAGTAATCCAGTCGTTTCTGTGTCGAATACTAATACTCTCATTGTGTTAATAAAAAAGTTTTTATAATAATATATTTGTTTCAATTTTATGAATATAGTATTACTTGGTAAATACATTGATAGCAAAGAAGAATAATAATTATTACTTTTTCAAAAAATTAATTGTTTTTTTTATTATTATTGTATATCTTCATACATACACATATATATATATATATACGTAGTTGATGTTTGCACTACCCTTTGCTGTTGTTGAAGGAGTGTAGTGTGTCTTTTGTTTTTGTTTGTTTATTTTGTTTGTGTGTTTCACTAAATATGTTTTCAATAGCATGATCTCACCGGTGGGATCCCTCCCCAATCCAGCACCGTTGTGATGCTACAAATATTGATTTTAAATCATTTTTTCAATAAAATTGAAGTATTTTTTATGTTTTATTGGATTGATATAAAAATAAAGTATATAATATAATTAAAAATGGTTAAAGTTATCTCATGTAAAATCACTAACTCAGAATTGTGTTCAGATTCTTGGGAAAACATCTCAAAAAATTACGAAAATGTCCCAGAAGGCATTTATGTTGCTCAGTCCAATATGATTGCCGAAGGTCAAATTTCGGTATACAGTGGTAATGCTTTTGGCGGTGACGATGACGAAGAAGACCCAGATGTGGTGAAAGTAAACGACATTGTTTCAAAATTTGTTTTGGAAAAAGTTGAACTTTCCAAATCTGATTTTAAAGCTATGTTTACAGGTCATATCATATCTGTAATGAAACATATGAAATTAAAAAAAACGGCAAAACAATCCGAAGAAGGCACGGAGGCTCTTAATTTATTTCAAAAAAAAGCTAAAAATGCTTTAAAATTTTATTTAAAAAATTTTAAAGATTGCGACATTTACATGAATGAAGAACAAGACACAAATGGTGCGTATGTGGTAGGATGGTGGAATCCCAACGCAACTGTTGTTGACGCTCCACAAATGTGTTTCTGGCTAGACGGCTGTGATTTCCGAAAATTATAATAAAAAATAAAAAATAAAAAATAAAAAATAAAAAAGTTATCATAAATTTTTTTATTTATATATAATATAATGAAAAAGAAAACAAAAAATAAGAAAGGTGGGTATGATCCCTGCTCTGTGCAAGCTAGTCCGAATGCTTTTTGCAGAGAGCGTGCTGAAAAAGGACCTACCGAATACAACGAGTATACTGTCTGTGATATGAGAAATGGGATTTGTGTAAAGCCAATGCGAAGTGAAAGAAGACAATCGAGGCACAACCAGCTTGATGCTGAAGAACAAAGAATACGTGAAGAGTTAGATCAGGATTATCCTGATGTATTCGGTGATGTTGAAGGTGGTGGCCGGAAAATATTTAGAAGAAAAAAAAAACGAAAAAAGTCGCGGAAAAAAAGAAAAAAAACACGAAGAAAGCATAAACGTAAATCTAAATCCAGAAAAAGGCGAAAATCCAGAAAAAAATAAAAACAACTTTAAATATAATTTATATTTACTAAAACTATAGATTATATACTGAATCAAACTTAATTAACTTTTATTTTCTTCGTGTTTTTCGTTTTTTTCTTTTACTTTTTGTTTTTTTGCTCAGAAACATCAAAGATAACCAAAACAAAAAAGAAGAAGTTACTTACCAATGCTTGGTTCCGTCCTCGCGTTCAATACCAGCAACAGTGGCATAAGTCAGCGGGTATTTCTGAGAAAAAGCCTTCTATTATTGGGATGTAATCTTCTTCTGGATTATTTACAGCTTGTTTTAATTCTTTATAATTTACTGTTAGAAAAGTAAAAGTATACCCGGGATAAGATTGTTTTGAACAGTGGTACATATCTGAATAGCGGTGGACAAGAAAGAACTCCAATCTTCGCTGTCTTTCACTTGGTAAATGATGGCAAACTAATACCCATCATATTTATATTAGATAGTTGGAATTTACGAACTCTAATACTTAAAATTATAGCAGTTTTCACCTTTCCTCTCATATTGAATATACATGAATCATTGTCTTCCAACGAATCGTAAATTTTTTGAGTTGTTGACGATTCAATTGTAAAATATTCGGCAAATTGATACCTGTCAAAATCAACATCATTCACAGAAGGGACAATATTGTTATGAGTATTTAAAATTTTTTGAGTTTTTTCAATATCGAACCGATTATTATTTCCCAATATAACAAAGTGAAAATCCTGTGAAAAGTTTTTGAAATTATGCGAAAACCAATTGGAAGAGAGAAACTGTCCACAAAAATCATCATTATCATTTTGGTATGCGAAATATGTATTGCAAACAGCCCATCCTATTCCAGGGGTATGATACGCAAAAACATAGTTCATCTTTGTTTAATATTTATATAATATATATTAAACTAATATTTCATTTCAATTTTTCAAAATTTAGGTGGAGCATCGGTTGGCTTTCTTCCTGTAGAACGCTGCCCGTGGACGACCATCCAACGACCGTCAAGCTTTCGCAATACACTAGTCAATACAGCAACATCGTCATTTGATGTTCCCTTATAATTAAAAACACCATGATTTGTATAGCATACATAAGCCATGTCTCCGCAAACTTCCAGCTTATTAATAGCGACCAGATCATTTGAATCAACATTAACATCTGTATTATTCATCATATTATTCCATGCATCCATATCCAATGGGTTCCCCGTAGGACGGATAAAAACACAATCCGAATGAGTATGTTTCATACCAACATTGTGATCTTTATTGCACATTGCCCTGACAACATCCTCAATCTGCTGCTCGTCGGTCTTCATGGTCATTTCGCGAATGGGAGTAATTTCAGGAGGAGCAGACATCATGGGAGTAAGCAAATCAAAAGTCCCGTCATCATGTCGGTGCTTAATATAAGCCTCTTGGTGTTCTTTACTGTCCCATCTCTGCCAAATAACGACCTTGTTTTGATTTTCCAGGGATTCAAACATATCCAGACTTAGACAACCAGTATACCCCCTAGTTACACTAAGGCCATTGGTTCCATTACACCAATCCACAAATTTGTTCTTGGAATCAGAGTCTTTAAGAGTAAATATAGCATAAATACGGTAGCAACTTTCAGACATTATGAAATATTAAAGAAATTTGTTTTTAAATTAAAAACAAATAATATTTAATTTAAAAATACTTGGCTGTATATTCCCTTGTTCATCATGGTGTAGTTATTATCATCAAAATCTATATATCTTTTGTCGTTTACATCAACTACGCCAATATTATCACATCTTAAAGTTTTAGAATTGTAAAGACAATAGGTCTTGTGATTTTTATTTAATGATATCATTATTGGTTTCATTCTATCAATACATAGCGTGTTTTTTTAATGCAAACACGCTATAATCTTTAAAATGTAGAGTATTATTAATTTTGGTAATAATTTCTTGCATGTCCATAATTACTATAATATGGAATTTATTTTTATATAATTTTTTATATGTGTTAATTTGTTTTAATTTGTCTATTCTTTTTGTTTTTTTTATCGTGTTCTGGTTTTTTTTCTTTGTTTTCTAGATTTCCTTTTTCTGCGAGATTTCCTTTTTCTGCGAGATTTCCTTTTTCTGCGAGATTTCCTTTTTCTGCGAGATTTCCTTTTTTTTCCTTTAGATTTCTTTTTTTTTCCTCCTGTAATGTTGTCGTTGTCGTCGAACACCATTGGTTCGCCGTCGTTCCATCTCCAATCAAACGCATGAACAGAGTAGGGATTTAAAAAAGGATATAAATAAATCAAATAATCTTGTACTTTATTACCTGTAATTGTAGTTCCACCATCGGCACCTACTAATAATGACCGTGCGTTTGGATCAGTTGGGTCTGATACCAAAAAGTTGCAATCACTACTATTAATTCTATTGTATTCGTTCTGACCTAGATGCGTTTTTACAATGTTTGATAAATTATCTAATATCAATTCTTTATTTTCCTTTGTATGTAAGAAATCCGCATCACCCATTCCAAACATGGCTAAAACATCACCAAAAGTATTCGGTTCAAAAATGTTGTTTGCTTCGAGTTGGTCCAATCCGGTACGAATGGCCTGAGTCCAGTCAATAACATCATTATCAGTACAGTTTCTTGATGCTGTATTTGGTAGTGTCGTTTGAGACATATATATTATATATATATAAATTAAATTTTTTCTTCTATGCGTTTATATACC